TTTGTCTCCACCGACCTTATGAGCCGCGATGGCTCCGCCAGCGATCAAGCCTGCCGCACCGGCCGCAGCCAGGAATCGTCTCAGGTCTGCCTCTACGAGGTCTTCGAAGTCTTGATCAACGAGGTCGATGTGTTCGCGCATGCCCATATTTAGCGGGTTCAAATCTCTGGAGTTTATGCGGGAATAAATACCGACATAGCTTCGGGGATTATTGATGGCACGTAAGATGTTCAAGGGATTCAGCACGGTTGGTGAGGCAAAGACTCGCAACTGGGTCCACTATGACGTCGAACTCATAAAGCGCGACCTCGGCAATCACTTCCACACTCGTGTGGGTGACCGGGTGATGAGAGCTTCGTGGGGTTGCCGCATATGGGATTGGTTGTTCGAACCCTACACCAACGATCTCCGCGACCGCATCATCTCTGAGGCTGTCCGGGTCTGTCAGGAAGACGCTCGCGTCCGCGTCATCAACGTCAACGTCACCGACCAAGATCAGGGCATCCGGGTAGCGATTGAACTCGACTTCATCCCGCTCGATGTCGTGGAAACTTTCGCAATCGACTTCGAGCGTCGGGAAACTGCCCGCCTCAACAATCCAGAATTCTAAGGAAAAGTATGTCCCAGGCCCTTCGACAGTCAGAAATTTTTAGCGGAGCCGACTGGAAGGTCATCTACCGTGCGTTCACGCAGGTGAACTTCAACGCCTCAGACCCGGCGTCGATCAACCGCGCCCTGCGTGAGTATATTCAGATCAACTACCCGGAAGATTTCAACGACTGGATTGAATCCCAGGAGTTCATCTTCATCATCGACCTCCTGTCCTGGCTCGCTGGAACCCTGGCGTTCAAGACTGACATCAACGCTCGGGAGAACTTTCTCGAAACCGCCGAGAGCCGCGAATCCATCCTTCGCCTTGCTCGTTTCCTGTCATACAACCCGCGCCGTAACCAGCCCGCTCGCGGTCTGCTCAAGATCGTCGAAATTCAGACGGACGACGACGTCATTGACGGTTACGGGGTCAATCTGTCCAACACCGCCGTTCAGTGGAACAACAGCGACGACCCGGATTGGTACGAACGCTTCACCCTGATCATGAACAACGCGTTCGTTCAGAACAATCAGTTCGGTCAGCCCCTGAAGGCGGCTACCATCGGCGGAGCCCGAACTCAACTCTATCGCATCAACGGCAAGACTTCGCAGATCAACGCTGGCTTCACCGCACAGGCTGGTGGCGACCGCATGGATTTTGAAATCTGCAACGGTGATTTCGACGAGACACAAGGTTTCTTTGAGCGGACTCCCAACCCCGACGCTGCCTTCCACCTCTTCCACCGCACGGACGGCGCCGGAAACGCGTCTCCCAATTCTGGTTTCTTCGCTCACTTCAAGCAGGGACGGATGAGCCGCCAAACCATCAACGTCCCGGTTCCGGTCGAGAACAAACTCATCGACATCGACGTCTCCAACATCAACCAGAGCGACGTCTGGGTTCAGACCGTCTCGGACGCTGGTGCGATCACGACCGAATGGTCCAAGGTCCCCGCCATCGTTAGCGAAAACACGACCTTCAACAGCCTCCCGCCGACTGTCCGCAACATTTTCTCGGTCGTGACCCGAGATGACGACCGCGTCAGCATCCGCTTCTCCGATGGTCGTTTCGGTGCCGCCCCGGTGGGCAACATCCGCGTCTGGTATCGGGTCTCGAATGGCCAACGCTACACTATTCGGCCGCAGGACATCGACCGCGTCACCATCCCGGTTCCTTATGTGAACCGCCGTGGCATTCCGCGCACCCTTCTGGTAACTTTCTCCCTCCAGGAAACAGTGACGAACTCGACGCCGCGCGAGACCGACGAGCAAATCCGTCGTCGCGCACCGACTGTTTACGCGACCCAGAACCGCATGGTCTCGGGTGAGGACTACAACACCTTCCCCCTGCAATCCAATCTGGCAGTCAAGATGAAGGCGGTGAATCGCATCTACTCCGGCCATTCGCGCTTCATCGACCTCAACGACCCCACGGGCAACTACCAGGACACCAACGTATTCTCTGACGACGGAATGTTCTACAAGGAGTTCGACGATTACTCGGTTGAGGTTCCTCTGTCGCTTAGCCGCACGCCTGCCGAAATGGTCGCGATCTACATCCAGCCCGCGCTGCGCCGCCAATCGACTTCAAACTACGCCATTGAGGCCATGATGCGCCCCACGACCGCCATCCCGGAAGTTCCATCCGATATGGAAATCCGACCCACCACCTCTTCTTCGATCTCCGGCACGGGTTGGTTCGCCAACGTGGGTTCCTCGCATGCTATTCGCCCGACCCTGAAGCCCGGCGCACTGGTCGCCCTGAAGCCTGATGGCCGCGAGTGGTTGAGCATTGTCGATATCGACGATGGTGACATCACAGTTCAGCCGAGTGCTGGCCGTAAGGGCGTGACTTTCTCCAAGCCGGTCCCGGCCACAGTGGGCGTCGAGCGCATCATACCGCGCTTCAACTCAACTTTGACCAGTTCGGCGTTGGCTGACATCGAGCAGAAGCTGCTGGACAACACGTCCTTCACCATCCTGTACGAGTTCGCAACCGGAACGTGGATGATTGGCCCGCCCGCCCTCACCACAGACGAGGCCATCACGTCAACGACAATCAAGATCATGACCGTCGATTACGTGAGCAGTGACCTGTGGCGCATCACCACCGCTGGTCTCCGCTATATCTTCGAGAGCCAGGGGAATGTTCAATGGTATTTCGACGGTGCCAAGGCCGTAGACGGCAACACCGGATTGCAGAAGCAAGACCTAGTGCGCGTCATGTCCGTCAACGAGGACATCAACCTCGGCACGGGACGTAGTCTCGACCGCCCGTTCGATCTCTCGATCACCAACCTCATCCATTACACGGACGGCTATGCTGAACCCCTCCGTGTCGGAGTAGCGTTCATCGACTCTGATGAGGACGGCGTGCCGGACCAACCCGACACTTTCGCCCGCGTTGTTGCTGACTCTAATGCCGTATCGCCGGAGTCCAAATACCTATTCTGGGCTCGAAACGCCGAGGGCCGATTCCTGCCCTACTATACCATGACGGTGTACGAAACGAGCACACGTCGGCTGGCCGCCACGCCGCCTATTGGGACCGTCGCGTTCCAGCTTCCAGACTCGACCTCGATAGCAGACGGCACGGCCAATAACTTCTTCGAGATGACAACTTCGGGCTGGTCCCCGGTGGATGGCCTGATGACGTCCAAGGCTTATCGTTTCGCACTGGGCAGAGGACCGAACGTAGCAATCGATTGGTATACGGCCGACGAATCCAAGACGCCTGCTCAATACCCGATCAATTTCCAGTGGAAGCATTACGCCCCGTCTGATCATCGCATCGACCCGTCCAAGACCAACATCATCGACATATTTGTCCTGACGTCGGAATACGACTACGTCACGCGCCAGTGGGTGGCCAATGGCGCGAAAAAGGCTGATCTCCCTCTCCCCCCGAGCGAACTCGATCTCCGTATTGCGCTCAGCGAGTTCAACAACTACAAAATGTTCTCCGACGAGATTGTTTGGCGCCCTGTTCAATACAAGTTTCTCTTCGGAGCCGAAGAAGACCTCAGCGCACAGTTCAAGGTCGTGAAGCTTGAAAACACCACCCTTTCAGATGGTGAAATCAAGTCCCGCGTCATCCGCGCCGTAAATGATTACTTCAACGTTCAGATGTGGGACTTCGGTGAGACTTTCTACTACACGGAACTCGCAGCCTACATCCACCAGCAACTCGCTGGCGTGATCGGCTCGGTTGTCGTCGTTCCCCGCAAATCGTCGTCGAGCTTCGGTGATGGTTTCGAGGTCCGCTGTCGTTCGGATGAAATCTTCCTCTCGACCGCCCAGGTCAATGACGTCGTGATCATCAACTCCAATACGGCTTCGAACCTCAAGATCAGGAAGTGGCAGTAAAGAAACGACGCTGTTCAGCCTAGCTAAATACCCGACCTTAATGGGGTGGTAAATACATACATGGCTAAGCAAAACAAGCGTCGTTTCATCGATCTCCTCCCCGCCCGTCTGCGCACTGAGGACTTGACCAAGTTCTTCGGTGCAACCGTCGATCACGCATTCCAGCCCGGCAAAGCAGTGTCCCTCACCGGATACGTTGGGCAGGTGCCATCGTACTTCGATGCGGAGAAGGATTTCTACATCTCGGAGCAAACAGCCGAGCGTGCTTTCTACCAGCTTGAAGCCACCATGGTGGGCGGCGAGACCGCCATCGACCGCGTGCTCTTCTATTCTGATCTGGTCGGGCACCTTCGCTCCAACGGTGCCATCGTGGACAACCATGACAGACTGTTCGCTGGTGATTTCTACTCTTGGGCCCCGCCCATTGACATCGACAAGCTTGCCAACCCGCAGCAGTATCACTGGTTCGGCGATAACCCGCGCATGATTCCCGCCCTGGTCCTGTCAGCGGATTCGCTGACGACTACGGCTGACGGCACGACCGCACAGTTTCCTCTGCCCGACGCGCTGGACGAGTTCAGCGTGGACGATGAAGAGATCATCGTTTTCGTTGACGGCATCCCCTATGAGGCCTTCCTTCGCTCTGGCGCGAACCACGTCAACCTCTATGCGCCTCCGGTCGAAGACGCCGTCGTCGAGACCTATCGCTACGGTAATCTGAAAAAGATCATTGAAGGAAAGGTCACGTTCGACCCGACCCCCATCCTCAACATCGTGGCGACCGTATCCGTGAACGGTATCCGTGAGCTTCAGAGCACCCCGACTGCCTTGTCTTCTGGCATGCGCATCCAACTCGACGATGGACTGCGCCGAGTTCCGGGCTGGGATACCGTAGGCTGGGACCTCAATGAATGGGACGCCGTCATCGGCCAGAA